GCGTCTCCCTTATTTTGGAAAGTTTTCAGTTAATGCTAATAGAGTAAAGCATTTAAATAAAAATAAAAAATAATGTTTAAAAAAATAAGAAATATAATAGAACAACTTAGATTTAATCAATACTATTTAAGACGTTTAAAGTTTAAACATTTATCGGAGAATGATTTAACTGGAAAATTTATATTATTTCGTAAGATAATTCGCAATTTTTTAGGTAATAGGTACTATAGGGAAATATACCCCAAGACTGACTATAAAAAAATAAAATTAAAAGATATACCTAGAAGCATGTTTTGGGCTGACGAAAGTAAACTAAGCCTTTTAAAACATACGTGTGAACACAATCTAGGGTATAGTTTGTATGATTGGGAAAGTTTAAAAAAAAGTGTCCAAAAATATGGGGCTCTAGATCCTATAACTGTGCGCATCAATGACAAAGAAGATAATGTATATTCTATTATTGATGGAAATCACAGGTATGTAATTTTAAGAGAATTATATGGAGGAGATTATGAAATAACTGTAAAAGTAATAAAGACATAATGAATTTAAATAATGATTTAATATATGTGTATGAAAATAAAGCTTGCTTAACTGGATACGCTTTATCAATTTCAGAATTTAAAGGGTTATCAACTACTGAGTTATCTTTTGTATACTTTATGGTCGACCATAGATCTCCTTTTTCAGTATATGAATGGGATCAAAGAGAGATAGAAGTTAAAAATAGTATATTTAAAAATGCAGAGAAATGGGTGCCTTCCCCTAAAGTATTAGAGGCATGTCAAAAATATGAAGACTTATTAGAAACATCAGCAGTACGATTATTAAAAGCTGCTAGAACATCTATAGTTAAACTAGAAAAATATTTTAGAGATATAGATTTGCATTTAATGGATGATCATGGAAAGCCTATATTTCATGCAAAAGATTTAATAGCTAATTTATCTAATATGGGGAAAGTAGTAGATGGGTTAAGTAGATTAGAAGAAATAGTTAAGAAAGAAGAGCAAGCTGCCAATTCAAATAGAGGTGGAATAGAAGTAAATAAATATAGTATGTAATGGATTTTATAGAGGATATGGCTTTATATGAAAGAGCTATGATGAATGCTTATTATATTATCACTAAAGAAAAAACTTTAGATGATATTTATTATGAATTAGATGAAGGAATTATAGATGATTTGCCTTTACCTTTTGATCCTGTTTTTGAAGATGGGAGAACTGAAGATATAATAGATATAGTAATTGAATATTTTATAAGTACAGAAGAATATGAAAAATGTGCTAAACTAGTTGAAATAAAAAAAGAATGTTTAAAAATACCAACGAAGTACGAAGAGCTTCTTTAACGTTTATAGAGACAGGTTATTATACTTCTGCATTACCAGGAACAAAAGATTACTATGACTTTTGGGATGAAGAACGTAATAGGTGTTTATATGGGTATACTGGAGATGATATACATGTTACAGGTTTTCATTATTTTTATTTAAACTATTGCCCTATAGATAGAGCTGTAGATGAAAAACTTCCGGATGGAACAATTCAAGCTAAACGTGAAAGAGCATTCCCTAGTTTTTATGATGGGGACTGGGAGTATTTTCATGAGATAGATAAAGCTAGATCAGAAAATAAACATATGATAGTTTTAAAAGCTAGACGTAAAGGATACTCTTACAAAGCTGGATCTATGTTAGCCCGTAATTATTTCTTTGTTAAGAATTCAAAAAATTTTGTATTTGCTTCCTCTAAAGAATTTTTAATTGGGGACGGATTATTATCAAAAGCCTGGGAGTTTTTATCTTTTATAGATGACCATACCGCTTGGGCTCAACCTAGATTAAGAGATAGAGAGATGCATAAAATGTCTGGGTATAAAAAGAAAGTAAATGGAATGGAGATTGAAATGGGGATGAAGTCTCAAATTATGGGGGTATCTTTAAAGGATGCTCCAGATAAAGTAAGGGGAAAAGCAGGTGAACTTATATTCTTTGAAGAAGCAGGATCTTTTCCTGGATTATTAAAAGCTTGGGAGGTAACAATGCCTACAATGAGACAAGGATCTAAAACTTTAGGGTTAATGGTTGCTTTTGGTACAGGAGGAACAGAGGGATCTGACTTTGAAGCTATGGAAGAAATATTTTATAATCCAGAAGCTTATGATTGTATGAGTTATGAAAATGTTTGGGATGAAGGAGCATTTGGAACTAGATGTGGGTATTTTATTCCTATCCATAAGAATCTAGACGGATTTATAGATGAGCAAGGTAACTCTTTAAAGTCTAAAGCTATTGAGTACGAAAGTATTATGAGATCTAAAAAAAGAGGAGCTTCAGATGCTAAGTCTTTAGATCAGTATATTGCAGAGCATCCATTTTCCCCACAGGAAGCAACCTTACAAGTTACATCTAATTTGTTTGATGTAGCTTCTTTGCAAGAACAATATAATAATATAAAAGCTAATAATTTGCACGCTATAGGAACTGCAGGAGAATTATATTACGGGGCTGAGGGGGAAGTTAAATTTAAAATAAACGGGGATTTAAAACCTATATTAAAATTTCCTCATAGAAAAGATGATCAGTTATCTGGGTCTGTAGTTATTTATGAATCTCCGTATAGAAATCAAAAACAACAAGTCCCTGTAAACATGTATGTAATTTGTCATGACCCTTATGGACAAAATCAATCAGCAGACTCTTCTTCATTAGGAGCAACTTATGTTTTAAAAAGACCTAATAATTTATCTCAACCTGACGATATTATTGTAGCTTCATATGTAGGGAGGCCCCATACTCAAGATGAATATAATAGAAATCTATTTTTGTTAGCAGATTATTATGGGTGTAAGATTGGATTTGAAAATGATCGAGGTGAGGTTATAGCTTATGCTAAAAGATATAGAAAGTTACATAAACTGCAAGAAGAGTTTGAAATGTTAGATAAAAAAGACTTGCAATCAAGGACTGTAAAAAGACAATATGGTATGCATATGACAGAGGCTAGAAAACGCCAAGGTGAAATATATATAAGGGATTGGTTAAATACTGTACGAAGAACTGATGAAAATGGAAAACAATTATTAAATTTGCATAAAATATACGACCCTGCTCTTTTAATGGAATTAATTAAATTTAATCATAAAGGTAATTTTGACCGTGCTATGGCTTTTATGATTGGAATGTATCATACGCGAGAATTATATAATGCAGAAGTAAAAGATATACTAGAAGATAGAGCATCAGACAAATGGTTTGATCAAAATTATTATTAAACTAGTGATATATTTATAAACAATAAAACAATATTTATACAAGCTGTAAGTGCTTAGTATAATTTAATTAAATTTGTAGATTATGGGATACGATAAAATACCTAGGCAAAAGCTGCCTTTATCTAAGAAAAATAAGGAATGGAAAGAAGCTTGTGTAGAAGCATACATAGATCTTTCAAACTCTGGACGAAGTTCAGGGAGTAACAGAAAAGATGACTTACAGTCATTATATGAATACTATAACGGTGTAATTGACGATGCGGATTATAAATATGTTCTTCAGCCTTATGGCAAAAGTAGAAATAATTTTCCCTCTCAACTACGTAATTACCCTATAATTAAACCTATTATTGATTTACTTTTAGGGGAAAAATCTAAGAGACCCCTTAATTTTACAGTTACAGTACAAAATGCAGATACGGTTAGCGCAAAAGAACAAGCTAAATCAGATTTAATTTATCAAAGCTTTCAAAAACAATTTGCTAATGCGTTAATTAAAAGTGGTAATTTTGAAGGGGAGGAACAAGAAGTAGAATTACCTAAACATATAGCGGAACAATTTGAAGCATCTTATGTAGATAATAGAGCTATAAAAGGACAGCAAGCTTTAGACTATATTATGCATAGTCAAGAAATACATGACAAACTACAAAAAGCATGGTTTCACTTTTTAGTTTCTGGGGAAGTATACACTCATAGGGGAGTAAGAAATAACGAACCATTTTATGAAGTATTAAATCCAATTGATATAGATTATGATTTAGATCCGGATTTAGATTTTGTAGAAGATGGGGATTGGGCGTTAATTCGTAAATATTTACATGCATCTAGCGTTGTTGATAATTTTTATGAATACTTAACAGAACAACAAATATTAGAACTTGAAGAACCAAGACATTCTGAGTCTGATTCTTATTTTTTATACACAGCTGCAGCAGGAAAAGATGCTAATGCATATAGAAATAGATTAATCGAAGTTGCTCAAGTTTATTGGAAGTCTAGAAAAAGAATTGGATTTTTATCTTTTGCTGATCCACAGACTGGGGCAATGGAAGAGCAAATTGTAGAGGATGGGTTTAGATTACCTGAAGAACTACGAGTTACAGGAGCTAATTTAGAATGGAAGTGGGTTAATGAAGTATGGGAAGGAACAAGAATAGATGGAAGAATGTATATTAAAATTCATCCTGTAATTAACCAAAGAAATTCTTTAGATAATCATTCAACTTGTAAACTCCCTATTAATGGAATTAGATATTCTAATATAAATAGTAAAAATATTTCTTTAGTAAAATTAGGGATACCTTATCAATTAAATTATAATATTTATAAATACAGATTAGAACTTGCCATTGCAAAAAGTAAAGATATTATTGCTTCTTTTGATATTAACATGATCCCTAAAAAATGGGATATGGATAAATTTATGTACTATTTAGAAGGCACAGGCATAGCTTGGGTTGATTACAACAAAGAAGGAGTTCAACTTTCTCCTCAACATCAATCTGTTTTAGATATGTCTATAAAAACTATAGAACAATATATTGGGTTACTTGAATCTATTATGCTAGAATGGGAAAAAATTTCTGGGGTTAATAGACAAAGGCAAGGACAGGTAGGTAGTTATGAAGGTAAAGCAACTTCGCAACAAGCTATTGTACAATCGTCTCATATTACTGAAGATTTATTCCGTAAATTTAATAGACTTGAACAAAGAGATTTACAAAGTTTAATTGACTACTCTAAAGAAGCTTGGTTAACTGGGAAAAAAACTATGTATATTATGGCTGACGGTACTACAGATTTTTTAGATTTAAATAGTTTAAATCACATGGAATCTGAATACGGTATTTTTGTTTCTGACTCTGGTAAAGAGCAAGATAAATTAGAAGCAATCAAAGCTTTAGCGCAATCTATGATTCAAAATGGAGTTCCAGCTTCTAGTATAGTTGAAATGTGGGATTCATCTAATTTTAGTCAAATTAAACATAAGATTAAATTAGCTGAAAAAGCTCAAGAAGCTTTAGCTCAAGCTCAAGAACAAGCTAAACAACAAATGGAACAAGCTAAATTACAACAATTAGCTAAAGAAGCTGAGGATAAAAATATGAATCAAGAGAAAGATAGAGAAACTCAAATCAAAGTAGCTATGATTCATGCTAGAGATAATGATACTAACGCTGAATTAAACTTAGCTAGAGGTATGAGAGAGTTAGATATTAGAGATAGAGAAGTGGATATTAAAGCTCAAGATCATATAGATAAAGCAGAGACTAATAGAAATACTTCAATTATTAAAAGAGAAGAAACTGCGTCTAAAGAAAGGATAGCTAAATCTAAAAATAATAAACCTTCAAATAAATAATGCTGAGTTCAGAGGAACAAATGCAAATCTTAAAAGAAGCTTTACTTCAAGGCCATCAAGGCCCTATCTTTGAATTAATAGATGAAGCTAATGTTGAAGCTTATCAAAAACAAGCGCAAGCAGCACAACAACAATCTCAAGAAACTCCATCAGTAGGCACGCCTGCTTTAGGGGGAGAATTTGAAGCTAAAGCCCCACAAAGTTCTACAGAAAGAAATATTATTCAACCTGGACAATATAAAAGTGGAGGTATAAGAAAATATACAGATGGAGGAGTAAAACTTTCTATGGGGGCAGAGGCTAACCATAATTGTGGTCCAGGAATAAAAAAATGTGGAGATACTGAAGGGCCAGTTACTTTACAAAGATATACAGGACTAAATTATAATACAGGAAATAAAAATGTTGGGATGGATTTAGATCTTGGAACTCAATTTTCTTTTGGGAAAGATGATACAAGATCTGGGGCTCCAGTATTACAAACAGGTCTTAGTGGAAATGCTAGTATGAATATAGAAAGTTTTAAAAACTCAAATATAGATGCTGCATTTGACTCTGGACTTGATGCTTATGCTAAAGTAGGGTATAAGAGAAAAACTAATTATGGTAGTGCTGATTGGGATAAG